GTTAAAAGCTCAATTCCTCTCAAGCCTCTATTATCTATTTCACATTTATTTATTAATTTACACATAACACTATAAATCTATTAACAATTTCATATAATCACTAATAATCCCCTAATATCCTCATCTTAAATCCTCTTTAAAACCCATTAGAGCTATTATTTACTAAGACCCTAGGCTTCCCTATCTCTTTAATATAATAATAGCTCTATAAGCTTCCTAGGGGCCTTATAATCGATTTACAATATAGATATTAGCTAAGATAAGTTATAAGAATTCCATATAAGTGGTATTAGAAGCTCGTAGGGATTAGATCTAATAGGTAGTAATAGTGGTATATGACCTACTGGGATCTATTGCATCTATGGGGTTAATAAGAGGCTTAGAATTGATTGTGATTAATTGGGATAGCTAAGAATTATTAATGATTAGCATAGGGGGTCGGGGGGAATAGGGGGCTTGGTGTCTAGTGGTGCCATAGTACCTATCCTTTTTTATTGACATATTTTAGAATATATAGTATAATTATTTTACAATATATCAATTAATATTATTAATAAATAAAATATTAGGTATTAAATGTTCCCTTATCCAATTAACGATTTATTAAATGATTTAACAACAATCATTGCCAATGAAATAAGTGGTGGAGAATCTATATGTCAAAAATTAATAAAGACATTAGAGAAACAACTAATATTAAAAACTTATAGACTTTGTAATAATAATAAAAGATTAACAAGTAAAAGATTAGGGATAAGTAGAGTTAAATTAGATTATAAATTAAAAGAATATAAAGAATAATTAGATGCTTAAGATATTAATGACTAATAATAAGATATCACTTTTTAGATTATTAAGTCTATTTAATATCTTAAGATTATCTGTATGATGTTAATATAATTATATTATAGCTACTATTTCATCCCTGGGCGCTTAAAGCTATTATAACAAAGCTGAAATATGGTTGTCAAGATATTTTAAAAGATTTTTTAATATAAGTTATTAAGAGAAATTAAAAGGATTTAAGACGTTTTAATTTAAGGATAGGAATATGTACAGTTTATTAATAATAGTTTGATATAGAGGCTAATAGAAGCCTTATAATTAATTTTTAATTGATAGGTAAATATTATAATGATTAAGCAATTAATAGTAATTATTTTTAGTTTATGGATTAGTTCAAGTATGGCTGTTTGGCAGGGATCAGGATTTTTTATTAATCAAAATGGAGATATAGCTACAGCCAGACATATGGTAGAAGGTAAAAATAATACTATAGTAGTTATTTATGGTAAAAAATATTATTTAGCTAATATTAAAGTAATTAGTAAAACAGATGATATAGCAATAATTCATATAAATGTTAAGAATAAATATTCTTTTAATTTAAAACCTTATTATGAACATAAATTAGTATTTATATTAGGATTTCCTTATACTAGTCATGATAAGTTAGTATTAACTTCTGGATTTCTTACTATGGAACAGGATTTTATAGGAATTATTAATAATTCTATAGTATCTTGTGGTGGGAATAGTGGGGGACCTGTTCTTGATGATAAATCAAATGCAATAGGAATTTTAGTTAGTGGATATGATATAGCAGCTCACTGTGCTGTAGATAGTCAAGCTGTTCCTATTAAGAAATTAATAGATTTAGCTTATAGTAATCAAATATTAGTTATGAGCTCTGAAAACAATAATATTAATGAAATAGAAAATGATGAGGGAGTTGTTGAGATTTTAGAATTTATTAATGGAAAATAGGTTTGACAAATAATATTTATATGATATACTTACTTTATAAGTAATATAATCTTCTATTATATTTAATTGATTCTAGTACTTATGAAAAGTCCTAAGAGCCGTGAGGCATTGATGAGGCAATAAGTCCTAGTGATCCTAGGCAACTGGGCGATTGTTCCCTAATTAATAATAAGCAATCTGACTGGAAATAGTCAATAATAAAAAACGAGTATCCATATAATGGTACTAATCCTTTAAGGACAGTTAAGTAAGACGAATGCTCTGAACCTGTCCTTTCTTTATTGGAAAAATATAATGTTTAAAATAGTAGAATATATTTGTAACAATGAGAATTGCAGAGCTAAAGGATCTGTAGTAGAAAGATTTTTAGATAGTAAAGAAGAAGATATTCAGATTTGTTTATATTGTAGTAATCCTGTAAATAAGATTTTATCGGCTGTACGAGGATATGTAAAAAACACAAGTAATCCTTGTAAATGCTAATTAATATGACTAATACCGCTGAGAAATTACGTATTAGTTTTCTATTTATGCCTCAATCCTCCAATAGGGCATAAACTGAGGCGCAAAGCCTCCTTAAGGCGTGACCTGCCTCCTGGACTCTAAGTTCTAATAGGGTAACGATAAACTTCTTAGAGAAGAGTTATCTAAAGTGGCCAGTACCTAGCAGCTAAGCTAGGAGCTATTTTGCAAGAAATTTTAATAAGAATAATAAGAGATAATAATGCCTTTCATTGCAGCGCTTTTTGGGTTTTTAGGTTCTAGTTTAAAAGGATTATTTGGTTTTCAAGGAGACCAAGCAGTTACTGTACAAAAAGCAATGGATGTATTAAAATCTGTTAATGATTCTGATGCACAAGTAATATCTGCTTCTGCCCAAGCCCTTTCAGCTATTCTTACCCAAGGATCCTATCTAGAAAGGAATTGGAGACCTACCTTAATGGTTCTTTTAATGATCATTATAGGGTCTTTTTGGTTTGGATATTCGCCACCACAGTTTAATAGTCCAATGACTCCAATGATGCAGGAAATATGGGGCTTATTAAAAATTGGTTTAGGTGGTTATCTTCCTTGTCGTACCCTTGAAAAAATAGTTCAGCAAATTAATATTGGTTCAATTTTAAAAACATTAGTAAGTAAGAGAATCTAATGATAGATTACAATAAAGATAAATCACCTCTTAAAGTAAATGGACATTATGATTATTATTGTTTAATTATTAAATCAAAAGAAGGGAAAGTTTTTCAAACTTATAAATATGATACTTATCCATCTTACAAAAGTCTTGAGAAAGATTTAAAAACTATTGATTTAAAAATTCAAGAATGGAAACTTATTAGAATTAGAATAAGTATTAAAGAATTAATAGAAAAAGAATGGTCTTCTAATGACTCAATATAATCCTAAAATGTGTTCAGAGATTATTGAAATGGCTGAATTAGGCCGTTCATTAACTCAAATAGCTGCTTATTGGCATGTAACAGAAGAAGATGTTATAGGTTGGACACAAGATCCAGACAAAATTGACTTTAAACAAGCCTTAGAAGTCGCTAGAGTATGTTCTGAAGCCTATTATGAAGATCTAGGACAGAAAGGGATGAAAGGAAAGATTCCGGATTTTAAATCTACGGTATGGGCACAACTAATGAAAGCTAGGTTTAAAAAGAATTGGGCAGATTGTAATATCCAAAAGATTGAAATTAAGAATGATATAAAAAATATGAGTACCGAAGAGATTGATCAAAGTATTGAAGCTTTAATTGCTCAACGTGAATTGAATAAAAAAAATAATCCTCCTAAATCAGGCGTTCCTACTAGTCCATAATGACCCAAGAATATCTATCTAGAAGTGAGAAAGAGCAATTATTAGATCTACTTCAAGAAAAAGAAAATAGAATTAAATATAATTATGTAGATACTTTATTTATGGATGATGATAAAGCTATTACTCTACCTGATTGTGATAGATCATTAGCACGCTCTAATTATCCTAAACATGTAGAATTCTTTAATGCGGGGGCTGATTTTACAGAAAGAGCATTTATTGCAGGAAATCAGACAGGAAAAACTACCACAGGATTAGAAGAACTTTATCTTCATTGTTCTGGTAGATATCCTCACTGGTGGAAAGGAAAAAGATTTAAAAAACCAATAACTGCTTGGCTTTGCGGAGACCGTGGTGAGATTATTCGCGATGGTATGCAACAAGATTTGATGGGAAGAACCGAAATAGGAACTGGAATTATTCCTAGAGATATGTTCCACAAGAATGAGAATCATAAAGATGGTACTTCTTCTATGCCTGGAGTTCCTGGAGGAATAGGGCAATATTTTATTAAACATATTAGTGGTGGAGTTAGTAAAATTGTTATCAAGACGTATAATGCGGGGAAAAATGCATTTGAATCAGCTAAAGTCGATTGTATCATGTTGGATGAAGAGTGTCCAATGGATATTTATGTCGAATGTCAAATTAGAACAATTACCACTGGAGGTATTGTTTATCTTACTTTTACCCCCGATAGCGGTCTCACAGATACTGTATTACATTTTTTAGATAAACCAAAAGATGGAGAACCTGCTAAATTTGTTACAATGGTTGGTTGGGATGATGTTCCACATTTATCTGATAAAAGAAAGAAACAATTATTAGCAACAATTCCTCTACATTTAAGAGATGTAAAGACAAAAGGAAAACCATATTTAGGAGCAGGAGCAATATATCCTATTCCTGAAGAAGAATTTGTAGTGAGACCTTTTAAAATTCCTGAGTACTGGCCTAAAGCTTTTGCATTTGATCCGGGTTGGAGAAAAACAGCAGCTCTTTGGGGAACATATGACCAAGAAGCTGATACTTGGTATTTATATTCAGAATATTATAGAGGACAAGCAGAGCCCTCAGTACATTGTGCAGGAATACGAGCAAGAGGAGATTGGATACAAGGAGTGGCTGATCCCCACGGATCAAAAGCAGGTAAAGGAGTTGCAGCCCAGTCTTTTTTAGAAGCCTATGAGAATTTAGGACTAGAACTAACACTAGCATCCCCCAGCGGCCAGGGATCAATAGAATTAGGTATTAATGAAGTATATAACCGATTATCTTCTGGTAGACTAAAAGTTTTTAGTACCATGCAAGATTGGTTATATGAATATAGAATTTATAGAAGAAAAGAAAACGGAAAGATTGTTGAAACGAACAATAACTTAATGGATTGTACAAGATATTTAATGATCTGTGGATTTCAAGTT